GTCAAGCACTCAATAGGACTACGAACGGAATCACTATGTACCACATAATCATCAACGTCAAGACAAGCCCAACCAGACCACTCAGAAACATTCTTATTAGACCTAGTAGTATCGACATCATACCGAGCAGGACTAATAAGAGGACTAGAATTTCTACCACCTTTTTCTCCTTTTTGCGTATAGAGTTCGTGTAATAATTGCACAAACTTATCCCACGTACCGAAGTTCATACCACGATGCGTTTGGTTGTCATACGTATTTTTGAATATCGTCAGTGAATATTTCATTGTCCTATTATACTACCCTTATCATGTATTGTCAAGCCCCTTATCCAAAGAACTCGTCAAGGGACGAACTTGGTTCCGCAGTCCAACCGACTGCATCTAAGATTGGTTCGAGTGGGTCAGTGAAAGTCTTGGTGAACATCTTATCGTAATCAACATATCGTTCAAGTTTCAACTCACGAGGCAATCGTTGTGGGTACGAGATAACGTTCTCTTTGATTGGGTTCGGAACCTTCAGGTACACAAACTTAATTTTCTCACCATTCTTGATAGTCTCGTGACGCATACCCTTGGTGTACTTGTTATATAACAAAGAACCCCGAACATGGATTGGAGTACCCTTCTTGTAGATAGTCTTACGGTCACTCCACTTCTTCACATCACTCACACCACGGGGGAATGAAATGTCTTCGGCTGGTAGGTTCCTAAACTCGGACTTAAATGTGGAGATGTACTTCTGTGTGTCCGACTCAGAACCGTTCACAATGATATGAAACATCTCCTTCATCTTCTCACGGACAATCTGTGGGGTCGAAGATTTGATTGCCTCGATACCCATGATTTTCATCTTAGGTTTTGCGTACTGGACACCCTCGTTATTGTGGACGTTCAGTATGTATCGTTTCTTAGCAACCCAGATACCACGGTCAGCAATAACCTCACGTCCCATCTCCATACGGTTGACATACGCATTGGTATAGTCAGCGAGGTCGGCATAAGACCTAGTCAGTACAGGTTCGAAGTGTTCACGACATATCTTGTCAAGGAACTTAACAGGGTCTTTGGGGGTGAACTGTTTGACCAGTTGACCCATGTTGATGTACAATGAATCGGTATCGATTGCAATCACATAGTCCTTGTCAGACTTCAATAGTGTGTTCATCTCATTATTGACCGCACGTTCTGCCCATAGGATAGACAACTGACCCGCAAGAGTAATAGACTCTGCGACTCGTTGGTCAAAGTAACGGAACCATCGATTACCCAGAGCACCATAGAGACTGTTCATAAGAATCTTAATAGACATCTGTTGGTTGTCAAGTGTCGCAATCTTGTTCATCAACTCTTTGGTGGGGGTCACCTCGTACTCAGACTGTGCTGATAACATCTCTTGTTTGATACTTCTACGTTCTGCATAGTACTGTCGAATCACGGATGGGATGATACCCTCTTTATCCTTGGTGAAACGAACACCAGACGGTGCAATTGCATACGGGCCACTAGTGTCAGTAACACCAGCGAGCATACGTTCTACATCAGTATCCACCAGACCATCAACCACAGTTTCAGGTGACATATTGTATTGAACAATAATCATTGGATACAGTGAGTTCAAATCGAAAGACGTGACCCATTCGTGCGAACCTACTTGGGGGTCTTTTACATAACCACCAGCAAAGTCACTCTTAGGTTTCTCTGTCTTGGACGGAACCGCAATCTTCTGTAGGTTTAGAATACGATAAATGATAGTATCCCATATAGTGGTTGTACCAAACACTTCCTCATAGTTACAACCACCACGATATGCCATAGTCATTGCAAGGGTAATTAGTCCAAGTTTCTCCTCGAACATATCAACCAACTCAACATCACGGATGTTATAGTCGATGAACTTCTGGTGGTCTTCCTTGTATAGTGTGTGTAGGTTACCGTGTTCTTCATACGAGAGTTTACGTTCACCCAATACCACGTGTGCGATATGGTCAAGACGATAGGACTCTTGTTGACCTAGCGTGTTGTAGGTAAACTTACGAAACAGGTCATAGTAATCCAACTGAGCAATACCCATCAAGTCATAGGTGTCCACATCTTTCATACCCATCTTACCACGGACGGTGCGGCTAGACACAACACCCCACGGAGAGTAACGTTTGGTAGACTCTTCACCGATAACCTTTCTTGTTCTGTTAACAAGGTAAGGGATGTCGAACTGTTTAGAGTTCCAACCAGTGACGATATCAGGCGCACCATGATTCTGCCAATAGGTAAGGAACTGGTCTAGTAGTTGCAACTCAGTATCACACTTAGTGTAGATAACCCGACCCTCTTCTTGGGTATAGTCACCTAGACCCCAGACACGGAAGAAATCTTCCTTATTAGATTTGGTGCAGATTGCGGTAACTGGATAGTCTGCCTTGTCAGGTTCAGGGAACCCTTGGTCAGACTGAACCTCAATATCGATAGTAGTAATGACTGGAAGGTCACGGTCAAACTCAATGTCGTTCGGGAACTTCTCTGCAATATACTGTGAGATGAAATTGTTCTGACCGTAGACCTTGAAGGTATCTACGTGTTGATATCGTTTCTGAAACTCAGTAGCTTCCCGCATAGTCTCGAACTCAATCGGTTCTACTGGGGCGCCTTCTAATGTAGTCCACCCACTATTCTTACGTGCGTTCACGTACATAGTAGGTTTAAATGATATGCGTTTTTTTACTCGTTGACCGTCTTTATATCCACGATACAAAAGTGTGCTGCCGTATCGGTCTATAGATGTGTAGAAATCCATCGTCTGTTCTCCTCATGATTAATTACATTATACAGTATTAGTCATAAGAAGTCAAGCGATAACGTGGAAACCTGTATGTCTTTGCCAAGGTTTTGTCACCATACCATCATGGTTCTGCGTGATACCAAGAGACTTAGATATAACTTGGGTTGATGCGCTTTTGAATGGACTGTGTGATGTTTGATTGTTATATGTATAATTCAAGGCCTCCGCAGTCTTACCTATATTAACGTGTCTAGTGTTGAAATGATGACACATCCACGTGTACTCGTCACCGTCAGGTCTCTTGTTACTCAGGTACGTCTTTACCAACCTTTCCACACAACCATAAGGGCCACCATTCAATGGGAACTTATATTTTAACAACAAGTCATTCATAAAGATTGCAGCTGGTCTTGAGAACGAATAACAAGACATGAACATTCCATGGTTCGCATAAGACAATCCATGTTCCATAGTAAAGTCGTACTGTCTCTTAAACTCATCCGCATCTAATAGATACGAGTCATGTTCCATCACATAGAACCGTTCACGACTCTCTGCACGTTTCTTCAAGAGTTGCCAATGACTAATGTCACCGGCACGTTCAGACGGAGAACTCTTCTGACCTATCTGCATTTTTTGAAGCAAAGGTTGCCAGTTATAGAGGGGTTCTAGTTCTGATATTGTATCGGGAGTATAACACTGAATGACTTCAATGTCAAGTATATTCTGTTTCTTCCACGACTCCAAGGCAATCTCTGTGTACTTAACTGAGACAGGGTCGTTTAAGTTTGCAATCATATATGATTTCATTTGTACCATAATCCATGTTTATATATCACTACTGATATAAAAAAAGGGATGCATCTCTACACCCCTTTTTCGTTAGTCTTTTAAAACAGTGGCATTAGTGCAACAAACATCATACCGATGGTTCCTGCGAATAACACCAGTTCAGCTTTCGCTTCGCCTGTGGTCTTCATATCTATTATTACTCCTCGTAATTAAGTTATTTTAATTGAACGAGGCTGCTTCTCTTTTGGGATTTCCATCTTCAGGGTTACTGCAAGGATACCGTCTTTTAGTGAAGCTCCAGTTACTAGGACATACTCTGAGAGTCTAAATTGTCGTTTGAAGGGTTTCGTGGAAATGCCACGATGTATTACTTCTCGGTCTCTAGACTCGTGTTTACCAGAAATGGTTAACGAGCGTTCTTTCTGCTCTACATCTATCTCCTCTTGGGCGAATCCCGCAACTGCCACCTCGATAACAAACTCATCCTCACTTGTTCGCACAATGTTATGCGGTGGGTAGTGGTCGTTAGCGTGTCTGGTTGCGTACTCTAGTTCATTAAACAAATGGTCGAAACCAATGAATGCAGAACGAGGGAATAATTGTTTACCTACTTTTAGATTTGTCATGTCGCTTTATCTCCTATTATGTTTAAGCAAGATTACAGAGAACCCGATTAATCGGCATTCTCATCAGTTACACACACCTGTGTATAACAATACTATATATAAGAACTAATTCTTATACAAAGTCTTTGGGATTACAATCAGTGTCACTTTCAAATCCAAACGAGAAAGTAACTCTACTGATTGAGGGTTCAAGATGATGCCACGTTCCTCTCGGAATGAATACGGCATTTCCTGGCTCCATAACGACAGTCTCATCTTCCTCAGATGGAGTTTCAGATTTACCAATGGTAATCTTACATACTCCTAACACTTGTATAAGGAAGACATCCATACTGTCTTTATGTCTCGGATACGAACCAGAGAACTGACCAAACCCACAGAACGCAATGTTCGTGATTTGGGGAGCACCTTTATCGTATTCGAATTTCTTTGGGGCGGGGTCAACAAAGAACTCTTCCATTTCTTTGACAACTGATTTTGCAAAATCGGGTGCCGAAGGTCTCATATGGAATTGGTTGAGTCCTAGTCTCTGTTTGTCACGATTCCAGTCATATAATTTCTGGGGATGAGTATCGACCAAGTTTAACATTTGTGGCCACGAGTACTGAAAATATACCTGTGTCCACCAATGTTTATTTGCCCGTATCTCTTCTACGTGTTCCGCAAACCCTATCATTTGTTTCCAATATTATACTTGGGACATAGTTCCCATTCAGTTTTGTCTTTGAAACCTATGATTTTAATCTGTCTTAAAGGGGCGCATTCAACACACACCTCTTTGTTTTGAATCTCGACTAATCCCCAATCAGATAATAATGTCGCAATAGTATTTCTACGATGGATATCACTCTCTTCTAGGTTCGCCTTCTTACCATCTAACATGAACAATTCTTTAAAGTGGACGATATAGTACCGTCCCTGTTTATGCAAGATGTGACAGGATTGAAATAACTTTTGTTCTTTGCGTGATGCGACACCGATACGTGTCAAGGTCTCACGGACTTTGAGGAAGTCATCTGGTTCTGCTAGAGTTATCTCTAACATACTTATGGGACTCCACGATACTAATTTACTTTCTTCCACCTTTATTCACCTTTTCTTTAATTTGTTTAATTTGAGAAGGTGATAATAGGGATAGCACTTGACGTGCCTTTTCGTTACTGTATCCATAATATTCTTTCACCGACCCAAGGTCATTTTCTAATTCAGGTTTTACCCATTTAGAGAAGCGTTTGCGCTTTCTAACTATATTTATAAGAAACTGATATTGTAGACGTGAGTCAAGGTGGTGGTGTTTGTTCATCTCATTGGCGAGTGTAACGGTGTCTGAGAAATAAGATAACGAGCGATTGACCATAAATGGGGCATACGCCTTCTCATCTATGGGGGTATTCATGATGTCTTTCTTAGTATAATTAATACTGTTTACATATTCAAATGGATTCATGGTATAAGGTTCCTTTGCCAAGGTAAATCAATAGGGTCTGGTTTGTCGTTCGTTTCGAGAATTATACCACACTTCTCAAGGAAAGTCAATCCTTCGGTTGCTTTATATTTGTATCCGTAAACAACCCTTGAGATTCCGGCTTGGTGGATAAGTTTTGCACAGTTGAGGCAGGGGGAACATGTTGTGTATAGAACTGCACCCTCCGCCGATTCCGTTGACTTTGCAACCTTTGTGATAGCATTCGATTCCGCATGGATAACTTCCCTTTTAGTGACTAGTTCTTGGTCAAGTGCATATATGCCTGTGGAGTGTTCACATTCGTTAGTCCAACCAGAAGGCATTCCGTTGTATCCTATAGAGATGATGCGATTATCTTTTACAATAACTGCACCAACTTTCAGACGTTTAGCCGATGATAATTCAGCATAGGTCTCTGCAACCTTTAGGTGTGCTACATCCCACTTATCCAAAATCGAGTTCCGTCTGTACAGGAACCCATTCACCACCAACCTTAGTCAATGACATAGGTTTATGAATAGGTGGTGTTTCTGAACTTGCTATGACAATAACATAGTTACCAGTATCATTATCAATACGGTTTCCATACATATCAGTTCCGATATTGGTAGATGCGGCTCGATTGTTACGTATATATGTTATCATGCGAGGATGTCTCCGATGTTAGGACGGAAGTAACCATCAGGTTTCATAATCTTTCCGTTCTCATCCTTGACAACTTTACCATCAACGAACTTAGACATATTGGATGCCTTCACTTCGTTCCAAACCTCATCGAAAGGAATGTCTAGTGTCGATGCCATACCCATGATGACCCATACCATATCTGCAAGACCATCTGCAACTTCTACGATATCCTTATCAACATTAAACGCTTGCCACGTTTCGTTGTATTCTTCGGTAATTAAATCCATGTAGAGTTTTGCTTGTTTACTCTTCATACCGTCAAAGTCAGCAAAGTCTTGATTTCCTGCCATCATAAAATCTTCTACATCTTTTTGATAATTCATAATCATAATCCTATTAGGTGCCAACC